CAGCCTGGCCGGACGGCTCATTGCTGGCAACCCTCGACGAGGACGGCAACCTGATCCCGCATCAGGGCATCATCATCGACGAGATCGGCCCGATCACCAAAGTGCCTGCAACGGAGGATACCCCTGCGGTCGTCATCGAGGGCCATCACGTTAACCTCCTCGCCATCGACCCCATCGTGGCCGTGCTGATGATGGGACCGCCGGATGCAGAGGGCAACCCGACCGTGCTTCCGCAGTACGACGAAGACGGCAATCTGCTGGGCGTGTTTGAGAGGACCAACATCCTCAGCCTCATTCCCGACCTAGTGTGGACGCCGATCCCCGGCCCCGGCGTTCCGGGCGGCTACGAGGGACCGAACGGGGTGTGCCTGTTCGATCCGGCAGTCGTGCATGACCGCGCGAGGGTGTGGCTGTGAAGGTATTTGAAACTTGTGAGGTAACATGAAAGCCAAGATCACCAACCCGAACGGCTACAAATGCGCGCCGGAAGGCCATACGATCATGCATTTCGATGCTGGTGCAATCGTTGAAGGCGTTGTTGCCGAGATGGCAATCCTCGACGGCCACGCAATGGCATTCCAGGATGTCGAGATTGAAACCAAGGTAGTTGCTCCTGACGAGATTAAGGTTGCAGCCATGGCCGACGCCAAGAAAGGTCGCACTCGCAAATGAGCATCCGCGCTGCCGTTCCACTTTATCAGTTCCGTGGTTCCGTCATAACATCGGCCCCGGCATCGGAGCCTGTAACGGCAGCGGAACTTCGCACCCATCTTCGCACCGATAGCACCGAGCTTCCAGATGCGGAGGCTAATGCTTTGATCACCGATGCCCGCACCGAGATTGAGAACATGACCGGCCTTGCGTTCATCACGCAGTCGTGGAGGCTTTCAATTGACCGTTGGCCTTCCGGCGGTGAAGCATGGTGGAACGGCGTTCGAGAAATCAGCATCACCGAACTCTACAATAGCAACACATACCAGAGCGTTTCACTCCCGCGCTATCCGCTCCAATCTATCACTTCTGTCACGGTCTATGACGAGGCGAGCAATTCGACCGCAATCACGGTGGCCAATGTCTTCGACGTTGACACCTATCAAACTCCTGGCCGCATGACGCTCAAGAGAGGGCAGACTTGGCCTGTAGCATTGAGGGCGAACGATGCCATTCAGATTATTTATGTTGCTGGCTATACTAACGCTGCTGCCGTCCCAAGCCCTATGAAGCGAGCCGTGAAGCAACTTGCGGCATTCCTTTATGCTAATCGAGGCGATGATTGCGACCCGTCGAAAGCCTACGAGGATTCCGGCGCGGCTGGCATTATCGCGCAGTATAAGGTTGCGAGAGTATGACTTGGCCGAGCAGCCTTGACATTGCGCGAGGTCTGGCACCGGGATGTGTGGGGTCGTTTCGTTATGGACGGAACACGGCCATTGCTTCTTCATATACTCCTGTAACGAGGTCAGGGTTCTACAGGACGCCGCAAGCAACGGGTGCGGTTGCCCTAAAAGTAAAGGCCGGGGGAAATGCAAACGACACCGCGAACGGATCAGGCGCGCGTGAGATCACGCTTGTTGGTCTTGATTCGAACGGCGATATAATAACCGAGACACTTGCGACCGCAGGAGCTTCCGCAAGTGATGCAACAGTGCAATCATTCATACGGTTGACTGATGCCTTTGTTTCCAAGTCTGGCACCTATGCCAGCCAGACAGCCGGAAGCCAAGCCGGTTCGATCACAATCGAGAAATCAACCGGCAGCGAGGATTGGGCTTTGATTGCTGCCGGTACAATTAGCAGAAGCGTTTCCGAAATAGGTGCATATACAACACCAAACAATAAAAGCGCATGCGTTACAGATATTCATGTGACAAGCGATGCTGATAAAAAAGCCAATATTGTCATGTTCAAACGACAGAACATATTGCAAACATCAGCGCCGTATTCCGCTCTGGAATTAGTATTTGAACTCCCTCAATCGTCTGGGCTTTCAGACTTTCATTTTGATCCTCCGCTTTATTTCCCGTCACTTTGCGACTTTGGATTTATGGCAAACGTGTCAGCATCGACTGTTGATATATCAGTTGGCTTTGGCATGATGGAGTTCACAGCCAGATGAAATGTTGCGATCTCAATTCCGGCAAGCTCAAGGAACCGGTGACGTTTCAACGCAAGGCCCTCACAAGCGACGGTGCAGGCGGCATGACTCAGGTTTGGACTACCCTAAGCGGAGCACCCACAAGGGCCTATGTGGTGCCTGTGAGCGGCTCCGAACGTTATGCTTCCGACCGTGTCGAGGCGACGATAAGGCTTCGTCTTGTCGTTAGATATACGACAGCCTTGCGTGAAAGTGACCGCGTACAAATCCGCAACAAGCTCCACAACATCCGTTTCATTGACAACATCGAATTTGCAAACAAATGGTTGCAAGTCGACATTGATGGTGGAGTTGCGGTGTGATTCGTCAAGGCGTTGAAATAAAAGGCGCAAAGGAAGTCGAAGACGCCTTACGCTATTTCATGAAGGACATAAACACTTCAGTGAAAGCGGCTGTACAAGCAACTGCTCTTGAGGCGTTGAGTGATGTGCGGCGATCTATGCGCGACACTCCAAAGAGTGGGAAACAATATCCTCGCCGAAAAGGCGGGACAAAAATTCATATTGCTTCATCGGAAGGGAATCCACCCGCCATAGATTTTGGAACGCTTATAGGATCGATTTATTACACGATGGTCGATGATTTGACCGCAGCCATAGGGTCGCGCCTCGATTATGCCTATTATCTTGAGTTCGGAACCTTCAGGATGGGCAAACGCCCCTCGTGGCTTCCTGCTGCAGAAAGAGCTTCACCAAAACTGCAAAAGCGAATCCTAAATGTCCTTGCCAAGGCCAAGGCCAGAGCGGAGAAAACAACAAAATGAAATCCGACGATCTGCAACAGGCTATCTACACCAGGCTCAACGATAGCTCCGTAACGAGCCTGTTAAGTACATATTACAGCCCTTTGGCGGCGATCTTTACCGACGTTCCGCAAGCCGATGATTCCGAATTGGAAACCGCTTTTCCGTTCATTACAATCGGCGGTGATACTATTAACCCGTTTGATTCCAAGGATGACCTTGGCGGTTCTGCAATCGTGCAGATCGACGTTTGGGACCGTGCCGCATCTATGCTCGATCTCAAGGTCCTCGTGGATGCTATCGACAACCGTTTGCGCCGCCAGCCCCTTGCGATTTCCGGTGTGACGCACATCACAACCGAGTTAGATTCCTGCGTATTTTCCCGTGACCCGGACGGGAAAACCAAGCGGGTCTTGATTCTTTACCGTGTATTGTGGATTGCCTAGTTTCCGTGATAGAATAGGCGAAACGAAAGGTTGATTTTGATGGCTCTCTCTGGCCGCTCTGTCCGTATTAGCCGAGCTGGTTCGAACGTCGTTGGTGCACGCACCGACAGCGTGACGATCAACAATGAACCGCTCGACATTACGGATAAGGATAGTTCCGGCTGGCGCACCATGCTTGGAGATGTCGGGTTGCGTTCTGTGTCCTGCGAGATCGAAGGCGTACTGAAAGACACCACGCTGCTGGCTGACACCATGGGAACCGCCTCCACGGCTCTCCTCAAGGAGTGCGTTGTCACCATCTCTGGCATCGGAACCCTGACGGGCGATTTCTATCTTCAGGGCTTTCAGGTCGGCGCAGAACAGGCCGATGTTGTTACCTTCACGGCTACCCTTGAGAGCGGCGAGAACATGACCGCTACACTTGGCCCGTACAACACCGTGCTTCCTGCGATCACCGGAACGCTCTCCGGGACTAATGTTCAGACCACGACGAACGGCACATGGGCGGGTGATGCAACCATCACGTTCGCCCGTCAGTGGCAGCGCGGAAATAACTCAGATGGCAATGATCCATCTTGGATCAACATCGCCAGCGCAACAAACACCACCTACACTCTCACAGGTTCCGACACCGGAAAATATATTCGGTGCCGCGTAACGGCCACCAACAGCGTCGGGTCTACGGTGGCATTCTCCAACATTCGTGGACCCGTTACCTAAGGAAAGGAACTAAAACATGGCCGCAATCGCAGGTCGCAAGGTTCGCATCAAGCGCGGCGCTACCGCCGTGGCTGGAGCGAGGGCCGATAGCTTTACCATTAACAACGAACCAATTGACATCACCGAAAAGGATGATGCTGGTTGGCGCAAGTACTTGGCCGACGTCGGCGTTCGCTCGATTGATGCCGAGGTTGAAGGTATCCTTGAAGATACCACGTTCCTGGCTCTTGCCGTTGGCACCGCTTCGGCTCTCCTCGAAGCCTACACCATTGAGCTTCTCGGTCTTGGTTCCTTCACCGGAAACTTCTTCCTTGCCACCTTTGCTGTGACGGGCGAACAGGCCGATGCCACGACCTTCACGGCGTCGATTCAGTCCTCCGGCACCATCACATTCACGGCTTCGTAATGGCTGTATTCCGCGAGCTTACAATCAACTGGAAGGGGAAGGACTACAAGTTCGTCCCCTCCATGAAACTCATGCGCTCCATCGAGATGGCGGATATTTCCTTCACCGACATTGCGGTGCGTACATCGCAAGGTCGACCGCCGATCTCGCATATTTCATTCGTCTTGGCAAAGATGCTTGCCGCAGCCGGATGCAAAGTTCAAGACGAAGAGGTCTATGGCGAATTAATTGCAGGAAGACAAGATCAAGTTACAAATCTGATCTCGCTTGTCTTGATGGCGTTCTCTCCTTCCGAGACTAACCCAAAAAACAACGACGCCCAGACCGAGAGCCAGTCGGAGGCGAGGGCGACGGAGAACACGGACAGCTAGACTGGGATGGAATGTATCTTTGGGCGAGGCAATGGGGTATTCAGCCTAGCGAATTTTGGGAGATGACTATTCCCGAGTGGTGGCTGGAATACGAATTGAAATCGCCTCAAGACGCTAAAGAGAAGTACGCCGGAAAATTAACTAGGGCCGATGTTGAGGAATTAAAGGAACTATTACATGGCTCAAGTTAGCGGCATCGAAGTAAAGTTCAGCGCGGATACAGCCAACCTTGAGCGCGGCATCAGCAAGGCTCAAGGTGCTATCTCTGGCTTTGCAAAGGGTGCAGCTGCTGCTCTTGCTGGTGCGCTTTCTGTTGGCGTTTTTATCGCGGCAGGTAAGGCTGCGCTGAACTATGCCGATGACATCGGAAAGATGGCGCAGAAGGTTGGCATTTCTACAGAAGCCTTGTCATCTCTCGCCTATGCGGCAAAACTCTCCGACGTATCGCTTGGAGAATTGCAAGTCGGTATTCAGCAGCTTTCTAAAAACATGGAAGCTGGCAGCGAAGGTCTGACGGCGCTTGGCATCAGTGCAATTGATGCCAGCGGCAATCTTCGTTCTAGTAATGAGGTTCTGCTAGAGGTGGCGGAATCCTTTGCCGCCATGGAAGATGGCGCTGGCAAGACTGCCATTGCTATGAATATCTTTGGCCGGTCTGGCACTAGCCTTATTCCGATGCTCAATGCAGGCCGCAAGGGCCTCTCTGAGATGTCACGCGAAGCAGAGAGCCTTGGCGTTATAATATCGGAAGACGCCGCAAAGGCCGCAGAGCAATTCAACGACAATCTTACTCGTTTGCAATCGGCTCTGGATGGGCTTGCTCAACAAGTCATAGCAGATGCTCTTCCGGCTATGATTGATTTGACAGAGGCTTTTCTTGAGCTGATTAAAGTCGGCTCGCCTTTTAGAGATTTCATCAGTAGCACAGCCTCATTTCTTGATGAGTGGGGGCCTTCATTTGCTAACACGAAGCGAGAGATCGAAGGCATTACGGAAGCTCTGCGTTACCTTGGATTGATTGAGCCAAAGCCGCTAGAACTCGACGTTTATGGTGGCGATCTACCATTAGGTGAAGATACTCGCCCCGATCAAAAGACTAAGGCACCAAGGCTTCCTGACACCAAAACCGAAGCCGACAAAATGCGCGAGCCTGGAATATATCGCGAGGAAGACCCGTTCTTCATTGATCGGCTTGAGCAAATCCGCGAACAGTTCAGCACCGAGCGTGAAATACTTGCGGAAGAGTATACGCTGAATCAAGAGGTGCTCGACAACGCGCTCGCGAACAAGCTGCTTTCTGAGCAGGAATATTATGATCTATCGCAGAAGCTAGCGAGCGAGCACGCTACGGCACTCTCGACCATTCAACAGGCTTCTATAAGCCAGCAATTGTCTGACCTTGGTTCGGGCTTAGGTTCAATGGCAACTGCTTTCCAGAGCGGCGGAAAGAAGATGCTCAGGATATCCAAGGCATTCGCTGCTGCGCAAGCAATCGTAGCGACCATTCAGGCCGCAGTTGATGCAATGAAGAATCCTCTATTGGTTGATCCTGCTTCAAAGTTTGCCGCCTATGCCACCGTGCTCGCCAAAGGCATGAGCGCAGTTGCCGCCATTAAAGGCGTCTCCGAGGGGGGCGGTGGAGGTGGAGGTGGCGGTGGTGGTGGTGGTGGACGTATGGGCGGTGGCGGTGGTGGCGGTACATCTTCAGCACCAGCCGCAGCAACACCCACCACGACGTTCTCCTTCACGCTTATGAATGACCCGATGGGCTTTGGCGAGAAGTTCGCAAGGCAATTCATCGACCAACTCAATAGCACGCAGCGTAATGGCGGGCAGATTCGCGGAGTAATAGCCTGATGGCTGATGTCAAGATTAGCGCACTCTCAGCCCTTACCGGGGCTAACACCGCAACGGATGATCTCTATGTGGTGGTGGACACAAACGTCCCGGAGACCAAGAAACAGACCCGCGCGGAACTCTTCCAGAACGTGCCGGATATGAGTACGGGTGGAACATTTGTACACAACGAAGCTGGAGCTGATAAGGATGCTCGCTTCGAAGGTGACACAAATCCAAACCTTCTCTTTACCGATGCGTCAACGGATCGTGTCGGAGTCTGCACATCGACGCCTGTAGCGAAGTTCCAAGTCAATGGCTCTTTTGCGACTTATCCACCTGTAGGTACCAGTGTAGATTATGTTGTAACTATCGATGACTTTGTTATTTTTTCGCAGCGTGCTGCAACAAATACAATTACGCTTCCCGCACCAGCAACTTGTGCGGGGCGTCTTCTCTGGATTGTAAATACAGGTGGTGGAGCTGTAAACTCAGCATCAACTAATGTATACCCTCTCACAAGTGCGACTCTCGGGTTTGCAATATTGCCAAATATAGTTGGCTCATTTGCTCTTCTAATATCGAACGGTGCGGCTTGGTATAAAGTGGCGGGCGCAAACGCGCCAGCGGGTTCGTAAATGACCATATCAACCGCCAATTACACAGTCGGCACCAATGAACCGCTCAACCATGCGCGAATACTTTACGCGCCGATTAGCGGCACTGTTTCTGGTGATGGAAGCAACCTTGCCTATGCGCTCAACGATTACACATCGCAACGCTGGTCGCTTATTCCTGGCGCTAACAATTGGAATTTGACCGCCACTGCGGATGCGGAGATTGATTGCGTTTTTATCGCGGCACACAATCTCGCCGGGAAGGTTGTCACGATCCAGACCAGCGCAACGCTTAGCGGGGCTTATACAACCAGAGCAACGGTGACGCCAAGCGACAATACTACGATCTGCCTAATCTTCAACAATAGCACCGGATATGTATACACGATTAGGGAGCTTAGGCTTTCTGTCGATGATGGCACTGACATTGCCATCGGCATCATCCGCGCTGGCAAGGCTCTACAAATGCCTATTCCGATTTACGGAGGGCATAGGCCGTTGAACTTGAATCGCGTCACTGAGGCACAACAACAGTTCTCGGAAGCTGGTCAATGGCTCGGTCGCATTATCAAGCGCCGTGCCGTCACGAGTGCTTATGAATGGGAATATCTCAAGGCGTCTTGGTACGATACTTATTTCGAACCGTTCGCCCAGACGCTTCCGCTCAACCCGTTCTGCATCGCTGGCAACCCTTCCAAGATTGGGTCGGATGTTGGCTTCGTGTGGACAGATCGTGACCTAGAGCCGACGCAAATGGGCATTCGCACCTATCGCTCGGTGTCTATCGGCGTGACGGGATATTATTAATGGCAACCTTCGCCGCCAGGCCGATTGAGATCGTCGAAATCATTCAGCCGCTATGCTCGCGGGTGTTTGGCGTTTCGCCTTGTCTCGGCACTGGTGATGCGTGTTGGAATACGGACGCAACGTGCAAGTATCGCGCGGCTCTTGATCTCTCTCAGTACATCAGCCTCCGCTTCGTTCAGGATGCGGTTTATGATTGGCAAGATAACAACATCAATCTGCTGGCCGAGAACGGGAACATTCTCACAACGGAAGCCGATCAGCCATTCTTGATTGATCTATACTATCAGCCCGCCTTGGACATCCCCGCGTTGGCTGGTTACAACACCGCGCCGACCGTGCTTAATGTCGCGTCTGGTTCGAAGGATAAAAGCCCGCTCGGCTATCGCGCCGTTTGCCAAGTCAATATCAAAGACTTCCCATGGAATGACATTAACACCGATCCCTATGTCTCAACCCGCACTTACGTGCCGGATGAAATCGGGTCGTTCTGGTCCAAGTGGCTTGCGCGTAATCCATTCCATGTCGGTTATACAATCAACATTTATGAAGGCTTGATCGGGCAACCGTTGAGCGCGATGACCAAGCGAGAATATGTCATCGAGAAGATCGACCGTGGCAAAGACGGAGTATCGATCACCGCTAAAGACATCCTCCGCAAGGTCACTGACACCAACCAGACGGCACCATATTTGAGCCGTGGCGAGTTGACGGCTGTGCTACTTGTTGCCGGAACGAGCTTCACGGTAGCTGGCGCGGTGTTGGCTGATTATCAATCACCCGGATATGTTCGCATCAACTCGGAGATCATGTCCTATACGCAGATCATTACAACAACCGGAGGAAATCTGTTTTTCTCTGGCGTGACACGTGGTGCCGCCGGAACGACCGCCGCAGAGCACAAGGTCAACGACCGCGTGCAGCGGGTTATCTACTACAACGCGCGGCCCTATAATGAAATCCTCTACGATCTCTTTGTGAATTGGGGCGGTATTCCCGCACGCTACATTGACGCGACCGCATGGTCGACCGAGAAGAACACCTATAGGCCGAGTTATGATTTCACGGCATGGATTGCAGAGCCGACACAAATTGATGACCTAGCTGGCGAAGTATGCCTTCAAGCGGTTGCGAATGTTTGGTGGGATGAACGCAATCAGCAGATCATTATGAAGGCTGTAAAGCCGGAACCGTCACCTACCTTGCTCACCGACGAAGACGCTATAGTTGCCGGATCGTTCGTAATAAAAGAGAAGCCGGAAGAACGAGCTTCTCAAGCGCATGTCTATTATTTGCAGCGCACTCCGGTTCAAAGCGTTACAGACAAGACGAACTACACTCGCGTATCGGTGTTCATTGATGTGAACAAACAGATTCAATATGGCGGTGAGCCTCAAATTCGAGAACTGTTCTGCCGATTCGTCAACTCGCAAGCAATCGCCAACACCTTAAGCCAGACCTATCTTGAACGCTTCTCGGATGTGCGGAAAGAGATTCAGTTTGATTTGTCCCCGAAAGATGCCGAGAACATATGGACGGGTTCGGTTGTCACGATCAGGCATTACCTCGATGTTGATTTCACGGGTGCGCCTCGCGATGGCGAGTGGCTAATCACTTCGGCGGAAGTCGCCCGCAATGGCCTGACGTATCGCTTCACGGCGGAAGACAACGAGAAGGGCGGCACATTGTGGTCTTGGCTTGATAACAGCGGAAACGATGCTGGCGGCAACCCGCAACCATATCGCTGGCTTGATAATGACGGCAAAGATTCAAGTGGAACTCCACAATCTTATAGGTGGCTCTGATGACTACATGGACAACGATTGTAAATGCGGCTGTCGCTGTTGGTGGCATTCCGGCAAGCTCGACAGTTACGGCATTTCGAGACAACCCGATTGCGATTGCTGAACAATCGTCGGGGTCTCCTATTCTGTTTGCTGGTTGGCAAGCCTACGACAAGGTTTCGAATGGAGATGCTGCACGCGGATTGTTGTGGGACTTTGCCGTTAGCGGCACACGCACGTCGGTAGAAACTCCAAACTTTGAAGATGGTTGGGAGTATCGCATTGTCGCCATCGGCATCTCTGCGACAACTAGTGGTGGTGCTGGCCGTTTAGAGATATACGGAGAGACATCAGCAACTTTTGAGAGCTTTTTAAATTACGGCAATATGGCCGCTGGTGACTTTTCAAGTTTTGATGTCGAGCTTTTGCTTTCTCGTTTGGTCAAGAATGCACATCATGCCCGCAGCAATGGTGGATTCGTCACCGCAGCGGGTGTATGGACAGAAAATACAGTAACAACGGTAACAAAATATTTCGCGACCGCGCAAAAAGTTCTTAAGGCCCGAGTGCTGATTGGTAGTGGTGCGAACCTTGACGCCGGAAAGGTCTATCTGTTCCGCCGCCGCGAATACGCATCTCTCGCTTGATAGGAAAATGATATGACCCCGATTACGAAATCAATAAACTTCAAGCGCGGCGATACTCTCTCTATGACGTGTCAGCGGCTTACGGCTGCTGCTGCCGCGTTCAACCTCGTAGGCTATACGATGGCCGCAACGGTTCGGAATGGTGGCTTTTCTCAAGCCTTGACGGTCACGGTAACGAACGCATCGCTCGGCCAATTCACATTATCTCAGACGGCGACGAACACCGCTCTATGGCCGATCTCGGACGATGACGATTCCGTGATGTATTGTGACATTCAGTTCACTAGCGGAAGCGTCGAAAGCACCGAGACGTTTAAGATCGTGGTGCGCGAGGACATTACGACATGACGGTTTCGCTTTTTGTTAATAATCCGGCTCAAACAATCAGCCTGGACATGGTGCAAGAACAGGCCACGCAAAGCCTGTCTTTGGTAATGTCTGGCACTATTTCACTTTCTGCAATAATCGCAGATGGAACAGTTGCAATTTCTTCTCCACTTGGGCTTGGAAGTTTAACACTCGCAAGGCAACCTCGATCTGCACTCGACATGCTTTTGGATGAAAGCGGAATTGTGTTAGATTTCCTGCTCGACGGATACATCTGGAAGGCGTGACATGGACGGCGAGGCATTTCGGATCTTGAACGCAATTATGCAATGGATTATAGCCCCGGTGGCTGCTTTCGTCTGGGTGATCTATAGACAGCAGCAGAAACATGAAACGGCCATTGCGGTTCTTCAGTCCGAAAGCATGACCTCGCGGGTTTCACATGACCGAGAGATAAAGGAAATCCGAGAAACAACCCGCGCCATCATGAACAAGCTCGATTCCATAGAAGAGGCGTTGCGGAAATGAAGCTGAACACGGTCTCTGAATCTAGGTTGCGCGGGGTCCATCCCGATCTCGTTAGAGTTGTACGCCGCTGCGCTTTGGATTGGAAGGACCCCGAGACGGGTTTCATCGTGACTTGTGGCACCCGGACGCTTGAGGAGCAGCGTGTGCTTGTTGCTAAGGGCGCTTCCCGAACCATGCGCTCTCGCCACATCCCTGCCGCCAATGGATATGCCCACGCCGTCGACGTAGCGGCCACCGTGCACGGGCAAGTGCGCTGGGACTGGCCTTTGTACGACAAGATTGCAAAGGCCATGAAGGCCGCTGCAAAGGCCGAGAAGGTGCCGCTTGAGGCCGGGGCGGATTGGGTAAAATTTCGCGATGGTCCTCACTTCCAGCTTCCTTGGGCGCAGTATCCAGGCAAAAAGAAATGAAAAAGCATCCAACTCTTCCTCTATGGGCTACTGAGACTGGCGAAATATACGGACCGAGGGGAATTCGAGCGTCACATCTTGATAGATACGGATATTTGCGCCTTAGTTGCGTAAAAAATGGAAAGCACATAAAAATAACTGTGCACCGCGTTGTCGCCGAAACATTTTTCGGCTTAACGGATGGTTTGACCGTAAACCATAAGAACAGCAACAAACTTGATAATAGCGTACAAAATCTTGAGTACGTGACGGCGGGCGAGAACACATCGCCTAGTTTTAGGATGGGCGCGCGGA